GTTGCCGCGCCGTCCCGCTTCGCCACCACCGAGAGACCGACCACACCGGTAGCCGGCGTCACCGTCGCACTCGTCAGCAAAGTCTGCGTCGCCGCCGTGGTTCGCCAGCACGGCAAGGTACCCTGACAATTGAAAATCAACTGCGGCTGATTAGCCGCCGTGGTTTGCACAAGGTCTTTGGCACCACCCGATTGATCGTACCAAGTCCGGCCAAAACAACTCGTCGCCGCACAGTGCGACACCGCCGCCGCCGCGTCCCACGGCGCCCCCGTGAAGGAGGTGAACCCGAGGAAAGCGATGTCCAGCTCGGCGTTGTCGCTGGCCCGCCGGATGCGGATCGCACTGCCTGTATAGGCGGTGCGCAACTTGCGAAAAGAATACGCCCCGCTCGGGGTGGTGAAAGCGTCCAGCGGCGCCGCTGCGGCCGGGATGATCCGGTGCCCGCGGTACGGTGCGTGCATCCGCGCCTCGGCTGGCGCCACAAACGCCAGCAACAGCCCGGCGAGCAGCAGTGCCACGCGCATCGATCAAATGCCCGTGCCTGGGGTCACATACAATGTCGCGGTGCCCGTGCCGGTAATGCCGGCGACGTGCGTCTGATTGCAGCCGAGAATCTCGACGCTGCCCGGTGCAACCGGCAGGCTGGCGGCAACAGTCGCAACAACGGCCACGGTGCCGCATTCGATGAAGACGGCGACGCTGCCGGCGTTGTACAGGCGCACATGCTGCGTCCCGCCGGCCGCGGCTCGGATCTGCACGCGCCCGGACGCAGCGGTGGCCGCCAGCGTCACGGTGGCCGCGCCGTCCGTCCGAAATGCCGTGTCGCTCTGCGCCGCGCCGGTTGCCGCCAGCAGCAGCGCCGCGGCAAGGGCAATGCGTCTCATCGCGTGGTGTATCCCGGCCCGCTCGTCGCAGGGCGCACATCGCGCTCGCGCCGCGGCACGCCCTGCGGCTCGCCCGCCTTTGGCTCTGCTGCGGGGATGCCCTCTGCCATCGCGTCGAGCTCGGCCTGCGTCGGGGTGGCAGGCGGCGGCACTATCGGCTGAGCCGGCTCGCTGCGCGGCGCGGCTGCCGTTACCGGGCCGGGCGGCGGCGGGGTGTAGGTGCCCGTCGCCATCGCATCAAGCTCCTCTTGCGTCGGGGTGGCCGGCGGCGGTGTCACGGGTGTCGGCGGCGGCTCGCCCTCGCGCTGGTCGGGCCGCGGTTGCGGCGGCGGCGGTGCCGGCCGCGGCTCCGGTGCCGGATCGGGTGTCGATTGCGCCATTACTTTCCCTCCGTTGTGTCGCGCGTCGAGCGGGGCCGAAGCCCCGCCCGCAATGTGCGTTATGCCGGCGCCCAGTTGGCCCCGGTGAGCCATTGCACCATGCCGCTGCGGCGCATCGCCCAGGTCGTCGGCAAGATGAGACGCAGTGCCAGTTGGTTGGTCTGGTACATGCTCTCGACCGGCGACGACGCCGTGCCGGAGACAATGTGCAACGGCGTCGTGTCCTCGATATGCAAGGTCGCCTCCTCCGACACCATGAACTCCGGGGTGCCCTGCACCGACACAAAGTCCTCGGCCTCGACCACGATCACCGTCCCGGCCGCAACAACAGTGCTCTCCAGCACCGTCAGACGGCTGGTAAATTGATCCGACCATCCGAAGCCGCTATTGCCCGGCCCCGGTGCCGTCGCTAGCTGCATTGCCTGCGCCGGGTTGATCATCATCACCAGGTTGTTGCCGGCATTCGCCGTGTAAAACGGCCCGGTCAACTTCGTGAGATCGCCGAGAATGGCGCCGTAGCCGCCGCCCGCCGTGGCGGTCAGCGCCGACACGCCGTTAAGCAATCCCGCCGGCCGCGTGCTGCCGCTGCCGCCGCCCGCCGTGGCGTCGATCAGCAGCGTGTCGATCATCAGCCCGGTCTTGCGGATGATCGCGTCGCGCACCAGCCCCTCAAGGCTCGGGTTGCTGTACATCGCGATTTCGCGGCTGTAGCGGGTGATAACACCCACTTTGTGCGGGTAGAGGCTCAGCGACGTGAACCCCATACGGCGCACCGGGATGGGCTGCGCCTCGCCGACGAAGGAGCCCGCGATGCTCGGGGTAGCCGCTTCCGACGGGATGCGGATGACACCCGCATCCGGCCCGAATTGCAGCGACGTGCCCCGCGCCGCCAGCGGTGGCAACAACCGCCGTGCCTCACGCGGTGTCAGCATCGCCGCCGTCGCCGTCTGCACCAGTTCCGCCGCCCAGGTGGCGAGCGTCGTCGATGCCCCGGCCGGCGCCGCGCGGGTCAGAACACCGGCTATCACACGGGTCGCCTCGTCGCCCTCGTAGCGTTCGCTCAGCGCCGCATCGAGCGACTGCGGGTTGACGCTGCCGGTCTTCAAATGCGCCCGCAACGCCGCCGCCCCGGCCCGCCAGAAATACTCCTGCGGCTCGGGCTCGCGCAGCGACATGCCGAGGGGCCGGCGCATCACGGCCGGCGCCCGGATCTCGGGCTGCTGCGCCAACGTGCGCGCCGCCAGCGCCTTCTCGGTGCGCTCCAGCGACGCCAGCCGCTCCGACACCGCCTCGATGGTGTCCTGCAACGCCTGCGCCCGCTCGGTGTCGTGGTTGGCGTCCTTGGTGTGTTCGGTAAGCTCATCCCGCGCGGCATTCAGCCGTGCCTGGGCGTCGGTAATCTGCTCGGTGATGTTCATGGGAGTTCCCCGCATTGCGGGTTTCGACACGGCATGCCCGCCGCTTCTCACCACTCCCGGCCTTGTTGCGGCATGCTCGCCGAAGGCTAGGTTCATGGTGCCGTCGCTGATGTTCAGCGATTTCGCGATGCTCAGTGCCGCCGGGTTGGCGGGCACGCTGACGATCGATGTTTCGAGAAGTTCCTGCCGCGTGTAGCGGGTGCCAGCCATCGGCCGCTTCGGGTCGATGGGCTCGCTGTCGATGCCGCGGAACCCGACGCTCGTCGCGCGCAAAATATCCTGCTCGATCAGCGACAGGATCTCGTCGGTACGCTGGCTGGTGCCCACCTTCGCTGGCACAAAGTCCGCCACCAGCCGCCCATCCTCGACGCGGATATTCACCCACTTGCCGATCGGCTGGTGCGGCGAATGATTGAATAGCGCAATCGGATTGGACCGGAACGAATCGAGCAGCCAGCCATCCGGCTCGATGATGTCGCCATAGCGGTCCTGGGTGGCGTCGCTCAGCACATAGGAGAGCGTCCCGTCCACCTTGCCGGCGAACTCGCGTAGAAGCATGCGCGGTGTCCTTGCGGCTACGGCCGATGCCGTGCTCGCTGGATGCGGTGTTTCGGGTTGCCGGCTACCCGCCGCCGGCAGGCTTCAGCGCGTCAGGCGCGCTCTCAGGCGGCGCTATGCCACCATGCCGTAGATGTCGAGTTCCTCGCGGATATCGGTCAGCAACAGCCCAACGCCCTCGGCCAGTGCCACCAGCGCATCGATCTTGCCCGTCGAGCGCCGCTTGTCATAAATCCGGTTGCCCTTGCTATCGGCAATGTGGATCGCGCTCGCCGCGGCATAGGTCACCGCCGGGTTGCGCTTCACCCGCAGCTTGCGCTTGCCGATAAGCTCCTCCAGAAGCTCGACGCTGTGCGGCATCCACAAGCCGCTCTCCTGCGCCCGGTAGTAGCCCTGCCCGTGCGGCACCAGCTCGATATCCAGCCCTATCGCATCCAAGTCGCGCTCCAGGTACTGGATGCGATACGGGTCATACGCCACGCGCCGCAAGCCGCGCTCGATCTGTAATTCAGAGAGGCGCTGTGCCACGAACCCGTAATCCACATTCCGCCCAGGCGGCGCCGTGATGTGCCCTTCCCGCACCCACTGCGCCATCGGCACCCGGTCCCGCGCCGAGCGCTCGGCCACCGTGTCGCGCGGTGTCCACAGCTCCACCACCGCATGCACCACACCGTCCCCGTCCGGCGCGTATACCCGCGCCAGCGCCGTCAGATCGCGCGTGCCCGACAGATCCAGCCCGCCGATGCACTCCAGCCCGGCCAGCGCGTCCTCGTCAAAGTCGGCCTCGCACTGCCGCCACAGATCGCCGTCGATTGCCGGGTTGGCCGCATCCACCCATTGGCAAAAGTTCAGCCGCCGTACGAGGCTTTGCTTCGCCGGCATGCCCAGCGCTTCCCGCACCTGCTTGCGCAAATACTCGGGCTGGATCGTCACCCCAAGGCTCGGATTGGCCTTCGGCCAGCACGCCTCGTCCGAGAACGGCTCGTCGCCCTCATCGAGCGCGCAGACATAGCCAAACCACTCGTCGTCCTGCACCTGCCCGGTAACAACCCGCTCGCTATACTCGTGGTGCTGGTAGCAGATCGTGGTCCTGTCCACGCCGCTGTTGGTGATTTCCAGAATGAGGGGTTGTGCCCGGCCTTTGACGCCGGCCGTGATCTTCTCCACCACAACATCTGTCGGGTGCTCGTGAACCTCATCGATTAAGGCGAAATGCACCCGCTTGCCGTCGAGCCCACGTCCCTCCGAACTGATCGGCCGGAAGAACGAGCCGGCGTCCAAATATGCTAAGTTGAACACATCGCGCTGCCCACTTTTCTGCAAGCGCTTCGACAAGCCCGGCGACGCCTCCATCATCCGCACTGCATCGCGAAATGGGATCTTCGCCTGATCGCGCGTCACCGCCGCTGCATAGCACTCGGCGCCCATCTCGCCGTCGGCCGTCAGCATGTAGAGCCCGATCCCCGCACCCAGCGGGCTCTTGCCAGAGCCCTTGCCGGTCTCGATATACGCCGTCCTGAACCGCCGCGGCCCGCCCTCGCCCCGCCGCCAGCCGAACACACTCCCCGCCACAAACGCCTGCCACGGCTCCAGCGTGAAGGGCTGCCCGGCCTTGTCGCCATCGGGCAGGCGCAGCACAACCTCGAAGAAATCAATGACCCGTTGGCAAGCGTTCCGGTCCCAGTAAAGACCGTGATCAGGCCCGCGCTGAAGGTCCGCTAGGTGCCTTTTAGCTGCTGCTCTGACCAACGGCCCAGCCAAGACATCCCCGGTATCCACGCGCACCGCATAGCGCGTCGCAGGGTCAGCCGAAGAACCGCTCTTCCGGTTCTTCATTGTCCCGCTGGTCTACCCGCAACCGAGATCGTGAAGCCGGCGTCTTGCCGAACTCTGATAGCCATAACTTTATTCTTCTGTCGGCGTCCTGCACTACCTGCATAGCAGGATGCAGGCGATGTAATGTACTACCCTTCTCCGTTGTCGTTTCGTAGTAGTTGCTGCCCAATACTTTCAGTTCCTGCCTTGCATCTAGGTAATCAGCATACGCCTCGCATAAACACTCCAACCCGATAGCATCAGCTTTCGTCAACACACCCATGTCGTCGAGCATGGTTGATACATAGCCCCATGCTTGCTTGGCCTTGGCGCTCATATGAGATGGCGCATCTACCTTGCCACGGCATGGCTTCGGCTCGCTCGTGTTGATCCTGCTCTTGTGATGATCGCCCTTAACGATCTTCAGGTGGGTTGGAATTGGTTTGCGACCAGCCATTGATGGTTAACGACCCAACATGGTTAACAACGCCCGATATTGCAAAAGGGGGGGGAAGGGTAGAAATCCAGGGCCGTCGGCCAGCCAGCGGCCATTGGCAGTTGCGTTGAACCTACCACAATAAAACCCATTAAGCGGTTTTCAACCAATGGTGGTGCTGATCGAGCGGTAGTCCATTCGCATCACAACCGCTGAAACGTGCGTCTCGGGTTGTATGTGTACTTCCGCCAGTGCCTTTTTCGCGATGTGCTTGGTTATCGTGCAGCACGCACAACACCCGCAGGTTATCGGGGGAGAGAGCGAGGTCGGGCCGGGTGCGCACGGGTTGGATGTGGTCCACGCGACTTGAGCCGGGTTTACTGACGTTGCGGCCGCAGATGGCGCAGCGGAAATGCGCCCGCTTCAAGGCGGCGGTGCGGGCTCGCTTCCAGGCTTGGGTGTCGTACAGGGTCATGGAAAATCAATGGGTTGCATGCCGCGACTTGTGTGTAAGTCGCAAAGCCAATCGCAGATGTAGCCTGCGGGAAGTTTCCGAGTTGTCAAGCGCTAAATCCCGAAGTGCTTGGCGAGAACGCCGAGTGTGCCGATCAGGGTTCCTTTCGCCACCTCGGGCCGCAGCGGCTTGCCGCCCCAGCCTTCGCGCACTGCCCAGGCGTTGACGCTGAGCTCGCACCCGAGGATGAACCATGCGGCGCTGCCGCACGGGCTGCCGTGGCCGCCGAGCGCATCGAGGGCCGCGAGCACCCGGCGGCGGGCGCGGTCGCTGCCGTGTGCCGATGTTGGGAGCCCTTCGGGCGAACCGCGGTCGGCGCGCATGTCGGCGGCTTTCAGCGGGTCGAGATGGGCGATGCGGAACAGCCGCCCGAACTCCTCGCCGGCATGACGCTGGCTGGCGGTGATGTCGCCGTGCCGCTCCAGCCGGCCGAGCAGCCCCTCGACGCGGAACGGCAGCCCGATAGCGCCGTCGCTGTCGGCCAGTGTCTCGCTGTCGCGTGTCACCCGGTCGTGCCGGTGACGCTCCGGTGTCGGTGCGGTAGTGGTGACGATCATCGCTGATACTTCCGGGTGTCGAGCGGCGCCATTGGGCTGGCGCCGCAGCCGGTGCAGCGCTGCTTGGCTGTCATGGCCGGCGGGCCTTGTGTAACCCAGCACCCATCACCGCCATTGCATTCGAGCGGCCGGTGGCGGGCGCGGGTGTCGGTGTAGGCGGCGAACATTTGCCGCGCTGCCGCCGACCAGCGCACGGCGTCGGGGCGAGGCGTGGTCATTCGGGTTTGTCCAATTTGCCCTTCGGCACGATGCGCGGGAGTGCTAGCGGCAATTGGCGTTGCACGGGCCTTTGGTACGGCAGCGCGGTGACGTTCGGCGGTTTGATCTGGCCGGCTTTCTGCCGCACCCTGCGGTAGAAGCTGGTTACAATTGGGAGTGCCTCCTGCGCCGGAATGTGATCGGGCCGATTTGGCTTGTGCAAGCGCTCGTGGCAATCCTCACAGGGGATCGTGCAATTCTCAGGGCGTAGATCAACCCGGTTTCCGTTCCCATGATGCACTCGGCCTATAACGAGCTTCCGGCCGCGAGCATCGACAACAACGGCGTCGTTGCAAAAGATGCATTCGCAATTGTTGTAGGTAGCGCAGGCGCTGCCAGCGAATTGCACTGCGTCTTTGCTGAACCCTTCGCGCCAGTTGGTTACTTTACCTTCAATGGCGCTCAGGCGTTCATCGGTTCGCCTGGCGTGGGCTGCCAGATGAACGACGTTGCCGTCGATACGGTCGATGCCATTCTTGATCGGCGACAGTTGCTCCGCGAGTATAAGCTCGATGTTCGGTGATGCTGGTGCGATCTGCCCGTGCCGACATGCGATGAACACGGTAATCACCTCCTGGCGCACGTCTTCGGATCGCAACGTATCCGCCTTGATGCAGATCAGGACCGCTTGCGGTTCATTGAGCCAGTGTTCGGTGGCTATTGGGCCGCCGCCTGGCGGACGATGCGCCACGCTGGCGCAACGTCCATAACGCTCCAGTTCATCTCGGTTGCGTTCGATCAATTTGCGAACATCGCGGGGCCTCTCGAAACCAAGCCGCTCGGCAAGGTCGAGATCGCGGACGCGATATTCGCCATCCTCGAACCGCTCGGGGACCAGATTGTTCATTCGGCGGCCTCCGCATAGGCGATGCTGGTCTTGCGCAACCGGCTGAGTTCATCGACGGCGCGGCGCACCTCGGGCGGCGTGGCCTCGCGGGAGCCGGCAGCGCGGGTAGCCTCGATGGCTTCCCAAGCGGCCAACTTGGCGGGCAGCGGGTCCACCGCTTCGCTGACGAAGGTTGCGAGGTTGTTGAGCCAGGTGTCGCGCTTGTGGTCGGTGACGGCGCGGGCATAGGCGGGCTCGTTGTAGACGCCGTTTCGCAATCCGCTTGGCGGCAGGCCGAGCGTTTCATGCATCCGCCCGACGATCAGATCGACCGCCGCTTTGTCTTCGGCCGAATGAGGCTCGGGCGGCGCGTCCGGCTCCCTAAAGGCGCAGCCAAGATCCCCTTTAAGATTCTTAAATCTTAAATCTTCTTCTTGGCTTCGCCTTAAGGTTCTGGGTATGGGTTCTGGGATAGCTGCATTTTCGCTACCCATTTCGCTACCCGGTTCGCTGGCCGGTTCGCTAGGGCGTTTGCTGATGGTTGATTGCCGTAATTTCAATGCGGTAGCGGTACCTCCCGCAGCCCCGTTAATTTTATTAATTTCGACTTTTTCGCGAATCCAATTCCACTCCGATTCGAGCCTTTTTTGGTGCAGGAATCCGTCGTCGGTTTGGAAAAACTCGATCACGGTCGGGCGCAGCGCGCGGCGCCAGTGGGCCACGGTGCTGCGGCAGATCCGGGCCAGTTTGCGGTCGTCGTCGGGCAGCGGCTTGCCGTTGTTGCGCCAGGTCGCGAACAGCAGGAGCAGGTAGGCGCCGAACCGCTCGGCGCTTAGATGCAGCGTGTCGCCGAGCAGTGCGTCGGGCCATACCGGCATCATCGGCGCCTGTGACATTCAATCCTCCCGACGTTCGGTAATGCCGAGCACCCGCTGCCACGCCTGGAGCACAGCGGTGGTCGGTCGGCGCTCACCACAGGCGTACTTCGCCAGGGTGCGCGGCTCGACACCGATCTCGCGGGCGATGTCCTTGTGCTTGAGGCCGCGCTTTCGGGCGGCGAGGCGCAGCGCGACACGCTCGCCGGCATCGAGTGTCACACGCGCGTCGATGATCACGGCAGCCATCACAACGCCAGCCCGCGCTGCGCATCGGCTTCGGCAGCCATCTGTTCGTATTCCATTTTGAACGGTTGCAGCAGATCCTTGTCGGCCTTGCGCAGCGTCTTCCACCACGCCTCAAAACCGGCGGCGCCCTCGCGTGTGGCGCCGCGCGCCTCGTGCTCCAGTTCGCGGAAAACATCGCGGGCAGCAACGGGTTGCGCCGGTTCCGTCACCGGCTCGGCGGCCGGCAGCGGCGGCAGGTCGAACGGGCTGTCGGCGCGCAGAGCGGTGTTTCGGAACTCGTCCATATGGCCGACAATATCGGCGCGCTCGGAGCGGGAGAGCGACTGCCAGAATGCCTCGAATGCAGCGCGTCCATGCTCGGCGGCATCGCGCGCCTCGGCCAGGATGTCGCGTTCGGGCGGTGGCGCGGCGTCACCTGTTACGGCAGCGAACTGGTCGAGGTCTGCGGTGGTGCCGGCAGGCGCTGCCATACGCTCGCGAGCCGGGATATCATCGACTTCCGTTTCATCGAGGAAGCCAAGGCCGGCGATAGACAGCGTCACCCGCCGCTTTGCTTTAGTGATGCACTTCAGGGTCGCGTTGGCACGCATTTCGCCACGTAATCCGGCGATGCTGACAACACCGAAATCCTCGTCGGTTCGGCCGGTTTTGTCACGCGCCCGGACATGCACTGTCAGCATGTCGCCATCGACCTTCTGCGACACCACCTCGACCGATATACCGTTGATTTTGCGAAGCTGATCGGCGGCGTCGCGGCGTGCGTACAGCACCATCTTGCCGCTGAGTGTCAGGAACTCAAGCGGCCTGGTGAATGGGTTAAGCCCCAAACTATCACAAACGTGATTGTAGTACTTCACCCGCTCCTGTGGTGTCAGCCTGGCCAGGTCGCCCTTGGTGATGACCTGTTCGATGATGTCGCCGCCTTGGCGGATCGGCACAACGTCACTCGGCATCAGGTGTCTCCTGTTCATTGACGGCGCGTACTCTAAGGACTCGTATGTCACGAGCGGCAATCACCGTTTCGCGCCTGTGTTGCGACTTCCACGAGATTGAATAGCCGGGGAGCCACGCGGTTGCGGCGGCACCCATCGCGGCTTTCAGCGCGGCGTCTATCTCGGCGATCTGCTTTTCAGCCGTGCTGACTTCGGCCTTCAGCCGCTCGCGCTCGGGCAGCGCGGCACGCAGATAGTTATTCTCCGACAAGTCTACGAACGAGCCGTCATCGAAGGCCGCTTCAAGCTCGGCGCTGGGCGCGGTGCCGGCGATCTCGCCTGCGTCGAAGCTCCGCCACCACTTCGCGACGGCATCGATGATGGTGCGCTCTGCGGCCTCGTGGCGGGCCACATTCCAGATGTGCAGAGGATAGGAGGGGGAGACTTCGAGGCATGCCAGGAGGCCCCAGCGCCGGCCTGTGACGAGCAGTTCGGCGAGGGTCTGGATCAGATATCCGGTGGGCACTTTGCCGCGCCACTGCTGGAAGGCCTGCGGGCTGACGGTCTTGGCCTGCACCAGGCCTTCATCACCGCACCAGTAGTCTGGCGTGCAGCCGAGGCGCCATTCAGGGACGCGGTGATAGGTGTTGGCCTTGACCAGCGGCGGCAGGTCGGGCCGTTCTTCGGCGAGTGCGGCGGCGACGGCGGGTTCGAGGATGCGGCCGCGGCGCATGGCGGGGCTGTCTGGCACCGAGCCCGTGCCGACGCCCGTGACACCGCGCATGATGTCGGCGAGCTGCTCGCGGGAAAGGTAAGGATGCAATCCGAAAAGAGCCGGCAGACGTGATGCAGTCACGTCCGATTTCCGCCAATCGAGCCAGGCCCCGGTGCTGGTGATCTCGCGCACCTCGCGCACCTCGCGCGCCACTTCGCTCATGGCGTGCCGAGCCAGTGCGAGCCGAGGCCGTGCGCCATGCCGTAGAGGAGCAGCGGCACGGCCAGCGTGGCGGCGAGGATGACGATGGCGAGCATGGCGGGGCCGCTCATAGCGGATCGATCCCCAAGCGCTCGGCCCGCTTGAGCCAAT